AGCCCCATCCTCGCTGTTATACCGATAGTCTCAACTACCTTTCCACCCTTTCGGGTTGTCTACTATATACCTACCTGAAACCAATGAATCCGTTTTTCAAGTCATTTTTCAATAATCATGTTCTCATAATACTGCATGTCAGTATAACTATACTTTTCATTCTACTTATAAAACGGATTCTTGGTCTACGCTATTGACATTAGTAGCACAAAATGGAGGAAATAATTAACGCAATGTGCAAAGTGTTCGAAATCGTATCAACAATCATTAGAACTGAAGTGTTTAATCAACCAGTTCTTCCGGTAACACGGTATGATACATGTGTAACAACAAGTGATATCATTATTAATACAAATAATCCACAAATCTACTTCTCAACGTTAGAGTCAGTACAGATTTTATAAAAGAAATATAAGGGGAATGTCTGCATTAAAAAAGAAAGGTGGGTCTGAAGCGGACTCTTTTTTTGCTCGAGCAAGAGCTCATGAATTGAAGCCAACGATTGTTAATGAGCAAAGTAATTTCGTTGTCATCACGTATTGGTGGGGTAGAGGTAATTTAAATAAGAATACACAGAGACCATGTCCAGAAGACCTTAAGCCTGACCAAAAACTAGATGTTTTACCCATCAAGTTCGAGGAGATGATTAATAATTGGGAAGGGGCATGCAAGAGACATAAGTGTAACTACCTAGCAGAAGAGTATCCCGAGTTTGCTGTTAAGGGTGGGTACCAACACGCTATAAATTTTAAACCTTATTTTATTGACCTAGCGTTGGCTGCATGTTACCCTCGCAGTGTTCTCTACATTGATGGCGATATGAAGATTATGATGTACCCTGGAGTGTGTGATATGAAGGATATTGATTACATGGCTAGAGGTTGGAATACCGATCCTCGTCCAGGTGATTTTAGAACTCATGGTAAATTATGTTTTGACCCGTATGTCTTTGAAATGTCTGGAGGTACAATGTTTTTTGGAAACACATATCATGGCCGCGCACTTCTCAAAGCATGGCAAGTTGAAACACTAAAACATCCTGGAAAGGCGGATGACCGTATTCTAAGTATGGCTATCATGTTAAAAAAGCTTCTTGTGTCTCTTTCAACGCTTCAGCTTCCAATTGAATACTTATGGCTTGATATGGATTATGATTACCACCTTCGTTCAGGAGAAGATTACAAACGAAACAAAATCGCCATTAGTCATCCAGAATGTCTTACAGGTGAAGATAGAGCTGCTGTAGAAGGTGCATCATCAAATAGATATCCACGTTCATACGATAGATATGTGAGTGACTTACTCTTTTGCGATTGGGATGAAATTTATGAATATTTACAATTTGAAGATAAAAGCCAAGTTGCTCCATTCAAGCCCTATTTTGATTTTCTAGATAATCATGGTGTTGTAGATATAGTCCCCTATAGCAAGAAATACGGTTCTTATAATCCGATTGTGAAGAAGAATCTGGACCTACTAAGTAAGATAAGGATTACTGTTCGTGATAAATTAGTAATCATAAGTCCACACAATTACAATACAGTTTCTCTTCATAAAGTTTCAAGTGAACATGAAGCAATCATAACAGCTTTAAAATACATTCTAAATGGGCAACATGTTGTGTATATTCCTGGAACATTAGGTCGCTCTGCAAGTACAGTTATATCAAAAGCTACAAAAGAAGAACTTGATTTTGTAGCACGTAATACTTCTAAGCGACATGACCGCGCAAAGTCGGAATATTCTTTAGACTTAGATACAGGTTATCCTATGTACTTTGGACCAAATAATAGAATCCTAAAGCAGTTCCTTCTTATGACAACATCATTTAAGGAGATGGATAAACTATTTAATCGAACCTATATCTTTCTAACACGTATTCATTGCGGATGGGTTTAATCACTTAATTTTTGTTAATTACATTCAACAGTATGAATGTTTAAAATGAATTTAAGCTAAGTGAATTATCTAGAGACTAGATGGAGGACTTGTTCCCTCGTAAAGAAGGAATTGATTACAGGCTTCTTAAAACAACTGATGAAGGTTCCTACAGCATAACGAGACGACGCGATGCTGAGCGAATTATGATTATATTGCGAAACATATTCAAAAATATGTCATCAATGACAATTACAGATGCAACCGGTTGCATAGGAGGAGATACATTGAACTTTGCATCGCAGTTTTCACATGTTCATAGTATTGAAATCAATGAACAGAACTTTGATGCTCTTTCAAATAATGTAAATGTATACGGATACAACAATATTACTCTTTATCATGGTGATGCAGTAAAGCTATATAATTGGAATACAAATGTTCTTTATATTGACCCGCCTTGGGGAGGAAAGGATTACAAAAAGCATAAATATCTGGACTTAACATTAAGCGGATTACGATTAGATTGCTGGCTTGAACAGATTTTATCACGAAAGAACAGACCCCAGTTTATAGCTCTCAAGCTTCCTGCTAATTATAATTTTAATCGTCTTAACTTTCTTATAAATGTCGATCATATTCGTCCATATCAAATACGGACTTATGTATTGGTCATAATTACAGTTCATCCATTGAAAACGGAATCAATAAGAGCCAGTAGTAAGAATACTTAACTGCAAAATGTTCAACTCATCCAACATGTATTCAAGCAAGCAATATACCGACAATGCACTTGTTCTTGTAACTGCGGCCATGACAAATGTGCCTCAAAGATATTCTGATGTTTATAGTCTTCTAGAAAACTACTCGGAAGAGGAGATAGCTGAACTAGCTGTAAGGTTTCTATCTTCGCTTATAGCATTTATTTGTGCGCACTTCATTTCACAGGCAGTATTGAGGTCTTGTTTCGATCCCTTTTGGGTCCAGCTCAATTCCAAGGTCTTGGAACTCGAGGCGGAGATTTCTGAGAATGAAGTATCGTATGCTGATCTATATCAGGAGAAGTGTGAACTGGATGAGAAGATTGCAGAGCTTACGGGAAAGCTTAATGCTGCAGAGAAGGCATTAATTGATATTAAAGCACAGTATGCTTGTTGTCGCTATGCAGCGCAAACGTTCCTTGAGTCGACAACCCCAGAACACGACACACAAGGTTAAGCGGAAACGTACGGAATAAACACTAAAACTACTAAAACCAATAAAATAGCGACGTCAAACGTCCGAACTATTTTTTTGTATGTTACCGGAAGTCGGTTAAACTCTGCTTTATATGATGCAGGTTTAAATGGCATAGATAGCCATCCTAATAGTGTTGGACCAAGTTGGTCAGTGCAACTATATATGTAATCATACCAAGCAAGAAGAACATACGCTAAAGTTGCAAGCAAAAAAGCTGCTACAATTTTATGAGTATATGCTTTGGGATGTGGTAGCCAATATACAGACAACACAAATGCGCTAAACACCAAACACTTGGGGTTCAAATATAATGGAGTTCCAAATAATCCTCCTCCCATTTACTTAGTATATATAATATAGGTTACTGCATAAAGTCCAACAATTCCAGCAAATGCACTTACGTCCATAGTTTGGTGACATAAAACTCCGTATGCCAATACAGTGGATACCATCATTGCTGCATCTCCAAAAATAATTGAATATGATGCTTCATTGGAATATGTTTTCATCATATCAATCATTGCATTTGCTCCAGAAGGTAGAGTGCGAATAACAAAAAGATAAAAGAGAGTATCATGAATAATCTGCACAATAACAGCTGCAATAGCTAACCCCAATATTGATGACTTTGGAACTATAAAATTTGCAATCATAATTCCAATCATAACACTACATATGTCACAAAGAACGGCCACAATTCCAAATTCTTTATACCAAAGCTTACTTGTTTTACCCATATTCAGAATCTTAATGCAAAAAATAACCAGAAATTCAACTACAAGAGTTGCTGAAACTAATGATAATAGATACATTTATACATTCTCTAGCTTTTTAGAAATAATAACTGGATTGTTCTTTTCTAGTAATTTCTTAGCTTCATTCGTATAGTCAAACGTACAGTTATGCAATTCAGGATATCTACAATCAAAGCATACAACTAAGTTACACTTGCAAGTTATTTTTAAATGAGTTTTTCGCTTACATGCTTGGCAACCACGTCTTACGGTATTCGCTACGTTTGTTGTTCCAGTAGAATTCATCTGCATTCTCAACTGCCTTTTGTGCTAAATCATATTCGTTTTCGGCTAAAACAATCGCTTCTTTAAGCTCAACAGCGCGAGAGTCTGATGTTTGTTTTCCTCGAAAACTCGGAGACACGTACTTCTTAGTCGCCGGTTGCTCAATGTAGTTTGTATACTTCTCTTTTGTTGAGCAAAATTTTTCCCACGAGTCATCAAGTTTACTGTCAACTTCGCATAGCGCTCTATCCTGAAGCGTGGATGCGTGTTTCACCCAATCCTTCTCAAATTGGTCTTCAACTAACTGTTCTTTTTCTTTCTCAATACGTCTCCATTCCTTATCAGTAAGTTCTACAACACGAGTCTTTAACTTATCAAGTGGAATTCGAAAGTCATTTGGTTCAATAAACATACGAATATGTTCCGAGTACTTTGCGCGATTCTCATAAATCCAATCCAATGCTTCATCACTTGCATACTCGAAAAGCTCCATAAATAGCTGCTCATCAACAAATTCATCACAAGTAAGGATTCTATCCATAGTTTCACGGTCATAAAATTCACTCATTTTAAAGACTATTATGTTCACTATCAACAAATCCGTTTTCAGACATAATATAAGGATGCCGAATGTTTCGTATGAGGAACTGGCGGAGACAAAGTCTCAACCATTACCACCAAATGCATCACTTGATGCTCTAAAGCAGATGAGGAATTCATTGTGTTCAACAACTTCATCACGGGATTTTAAACTTCAAGCAAATCAGAGATTTTTGCGTCGTGTATTGAGTCCAGAATCACCAACACGTAATCTATTGATGGTACATGGAACAGGAGTAGGTAAAACGTGCACTGCAATTCAAATTGCAGAGGAGTTTATTATAAGACCCGAATTTCAAGATAAGAGAGTACTTGTTCTTGCAAATCCATCTATTCAAGAAAACTTTAAGTCTCAAATTTTTGATATTTCGCGTGTATCTGTAGATGCAGATGGACTACTTTTGTCAAAACAATGTACTGGGAGACGTTATCTCGATATGATTTCACGTTCGCAATCCGAATCCTTGCGCTATACTGATAAGGCTTCTCAGCAAAGAGTATCAAACCTCGCAAATAAGATTATTGGAGAATTCTATGAGTTTGTCGGATATCAGACATTTGCAAATATGATTGACAGACAAAAACTAGTTGCAAAAACATCGAATGATATGAAAAAGTGGATTCATGATACATTTGACAATCGCCTTATAATTATTGATGAAGCGCATAATCTAAGAGATACAACCGAATCTGAAACAAATAAGTTAGTTGGAATTGCAATAGAACAGATTCTTAAGACAGCCGAAGGTATTACATTAGTTTTATTAACTGCTACACCAATGTATGACACCTACGATGAAATTTTATATTATTTTAATCTGTTCTTATGGAATGAACGAAAACTAGATGCAAACAAACTGATTAAAACATCAGAAATATTTACAGATAAAGGTGATTTTCGAGAAGGTGGAGAAACTCAGTTTCGTCGATGGTGCCAAGATTATGTTTCATTTGTAAGAGGTGAAAATCCATTTACATTTCCATTTCGTCTTCCACCTCCAAATACATTAATTGCGCTACCGGACCGGGAAACTGATATTTATGGAAAGCCAATCACAAGGCAGAGAAAGTATCTTACTCTTACAAAATCATTTGTATCTCCTCTTCAGGCAGAGGCAATTAAAAAATTGTCCGTTCAAGCTGTTTCTGATTCACGGCTAATCTGTGTATATCCTGAAAATAAGAGCTTTCGTGAAACATTTAATAAGACAGAAGGAAACTATGTTTACAAGGGAGAGAAGTTCCTTGCTCCCTCAAAAGTTCCATTATATAGCTCTAAGTTTGGACTTATTATGAAGATTTTAGAATCAACTTCAGGAATTGCATTTGTATACTCAAATGTTGTTGAATCAGGTGCTCAATTATTTGCAATGTGTCTTGAGGAGCATGGATTTGAACCTGCAAATGGAAATAGACTTCTCAAAGATACATCTGGAGAGGCCCCACGCGGTTCAAAGGGTAAATATGTTCTATTTACATCTGATGTTTCCGATTCTGAAATCAAGAAGTCTCTTATTCGCCTTAAGAGAGCGGAAAATGCAGATGGGTCTGATATTAGAATTGTAATTGCATCTCCCAAAGTGTCGGAAGGCGTTGATTTTAGAAATGTAAGACAGATTCATGTATTAGACCCATGGTTCAATATGAGTCGTATAGAGCAAGTATTAGGGCGTGGTTTAAGAACATGTTCACATTCTATGCTTCCGTTTGAGGAGCAGAATTGTACAGTATATTTACATGTATGCCGATATCCAGACTCAACACAGGAAACTGTTGATGAGTATATTTATCGCACATTTGTTGAAGAGAAAGGTATTAGAATTGCAAAGGTAAAACGATTTATCATGGAATCTGCTATGGATTGTGAGCTTCAAGAGTCAGTTAATAGTCTTCCTCCACAATGGAGAGGTGAACCAAATGAACAGGGAGAGCGTTTTTTAATTCCTCAGCATCGTAATCAGGACCCAGAAGGAACGCTTATTAGTCTACCATTATCGGGAATGTCTGCTCCTACATTTGAAGAAGGTTCCTATCAGATTACATGCTCTATAGAAGAATCTGAAGTAGACATTAACCATGAAAGGCCACTATCTGCAATTTTAGATGTAAAAGATGAAATACTTGATAAAATTCTTAAGCTTTTTGCAAAAAAACTAGTATGGACGAAAGAAGATTTGTTTAAGCATTCATTCATGAAACAATACACTGAATCTGTTTTATCGTACATCTTGCAGTCGGCTATTGATTCTGGGTTTCAATTGAAAGATAAACAGGGGCGCATTGGACATCTCCAGGCAAAAGATGGTGTGTTTGCATTCACTTTGGGAGAGAAAGAAACTTTATTGGACCGTTTGCTTGTAAGAGATAATGGAGTGGATGTTAAGCTGCCTGAATATGTTCCGGTAGTTGAATCGGAAAAAGTAGAAACACCAGTCGCAAGAGAGAAGGAGGCTGGATTTTCAACTCTAGATATTCAAAGAGAAGCATATGCATGGCCCGAATATATCAAACAAAGATTTGCAACTCCAATTCTAGACTGGTATATTGCAGATGTGGTATTGACAGAATCTGAAAAGATTGAGCACTTACTACATCTTAACTGGTCAGACCCACCTGCTTATGCAAAACCCCTGATTACAACAACTTCAGAAGGCAAAAAGTTATATATCTTGGGTTCCAAGAATATATACAATGATAAAAAAGAGAAGATAACTCCAATTGGAGTTGAGGAAGATGCATACCGAGCCTGGTTGAAAATAGCAAAGGATAACTTTATTGCAAAAAAATCGGACTTATTTGCGTCAATAAAAGATGGAGGTGTAATTTTTAATATGGACGAGAAAGCTAATGATGTAAGACGTGCGGCAAGAGCTAAGAATATTGGCGGGCGTCAATGCACTACTTATCAAGCCGGCCTATTGGATAAGTTCTCCGAGTGGCTCGTTGGGGCGGGGTTTCCTGAGGAAGTGAAAACAAAGAAAGATCGATGCTTATTCTTGGATTTACTTGTTCGTGAGTCGGTTTTGTCGGGTAAGGAAGGAATTTTTTGGGTGACTCCTGAAGAGTACGCAATCTTTTCTGAGGACGAGAACCGCGCAGACCTATTGAGGCGCCTAAAAGACTAGGACAAGTATCTTCATGGTTTATGCAAGGAGTAATACTTTCATAGTATGAGTCACATTCAGGACATGTCCAGTCAGTTTTAACATGATGCGGAATTTTAATACGAAGTTTTGTTACATCTATATCATTCATTTTATTATTAAGCACAATACCAAAAGTCTATTCGTTTTAGATAAAACGGATTTATTAGCTCCAATCTAAGTGGGAAGAAGACAGAATGAAGGTATCAATCAAAATACTTAGCGACGATTCAATCGAACTTTCAGGCGGGACATTTGATGTTAAAGATGAAATCAAATCCCATAATGGAAAGTGGAACCCTGCGACAAAGAAGTGGGTGCTTCCAAAAGGCACAAATACAGATTTTCTCTTTGTGAAAACCCCAGCTCCAATCTATATTCCTACATACGGTCACTGTTGCTCTAAATCAAAAATTATGGAAGAGTACTTACAGGGTCCTAGTTATATCCAATGCGACGAGCATGGAAAACGTCCGACAACAAGCAAAGGATTTGGATACACCGGAGACTAAATACAAACAAAAATAGATTTTTTGCTATCTCGGAAATGGAATTACACAGCGTAAAACTATAAGTATAACAAATGGACTCTCTATTCGAAAGACGGTCAATGACAAAGAAAGTTCACATTTATTCAAAGTTCCTACAGAGGAACATGCAAGCATCAATTCTAGCGCAACTCAAGATGAATTTTGAAGGAAAGTGTTCTGCTGAGGGGTTTATTCAGCGAAATAGTATTACAATCGTAAACTATTCTCTCGGTCGCACAAACTATATCAAAGGAGGTGTAGACTATGATGTAGAATTTCAGGCAGATGTTTGCATGCCTCATGCAGGGCAGATTTTCAAGGCTCCAGTAACCGTTCGAAGCAAGGTCGGTATTCATGCTGAGACACCGCCTATTAAGATTTTGATTCCTCGTGACCTACATATTGGAAATGCTGATTTCGAAAGTGTAAAGGTGGACGAAGTTATTGAATTTGAAGTAATTGGGTCAAGCTTCAAGCAACAAGACCGCGATATTATCGTGGTAGCAAAACTTTTATCCAAAGTAGCATCACCAGTTGAACTACCACTTCTAGCCGCTACATCTGACTCGCTTGATAAAATTTTGACATCACAATTGCCCTCAGATGTAAAGCAAATTCTCACTACTGCAACAGAAACAGAAAAGCCAAAGAAGAGAAAGCTTAGACAGACTGAGAGTAGTTTAGAAAATGGCGATGTTTCCTCGCTCAAAGCTTGAGATGCTCAAAGACCATATTGATAAGCTCGAAGTAAATGAGCATAAGCAGATTTACAATATTATGAAAAAGGATGAACTTCAGGTAACAAAAACACAAAATGGTGTACTTGTTTCCGCAGATTCTCTTAGCAATGAAACATTAGCAGAAGTAGAACGGTATGTTCTTTTTTGCTTAGACCAACGTAAGCGCATGGATGAAGATATGAAGACTCGTAAGACGTATGAACGTATGGTTCATGATTAACTGCGTGTACTCCTACCACCCGTGAAAGTTGTATATCCAAATGTTTTTACGTAGTCAAATATAACAGTTATACATGTTGAAAATGGACTGGTTTTAATCCAATATAAAATATAACAGTATGGATAATATCATCACTACGCAAGTTGCGAGTGAGTTGGTATCCTTCGTTGATATAGCGAAAAGAGACTCAAAAGCAGAGTTAGAATGCAAATTGCTTTCGGGTAAAATTCAAACCAAGGATGTAGCAGACCGTATCCTTAGGTCAATTCAAACATTATCAATTGGTAGTCAAATTGAGGAGCACCGACTTTCCATTTCATACGGAGATGGCATACGTGTTATCATAGATGGAGCACAAAATATTCATAAATTATGTATCAACAATTCATTCAAGGAGATTCCACTTGAAGTCGAGAAAAAGCAAAGATACTTCGAAGGGTCAATTGGAAAAAAGGATATAATCGATGTTGCAGAAGCGTCTGCAAGGTTTACACTTAGGTCGGAGCAACCACTTCGTAAAGACTGGGAAGGAAACCCAAGTGACCCTAAAGGTCATATTCGTATGATTCATAGACGCTCATTTATAACTCCGTCTGAGCTATTCCGTATTGATTTCTCAATGACCAAAACACGTCCAATGAATTCTAAGCAGAGTATTCGTGACATGCTTAAGCAAACTCATACATATGAGCTTGAAATTGAGTTTTATAATAAGGCATCTGCAATTGACAATAAATTGATTGTAGATGACCTTTTCAAAATTATGACAACTATTTCACAGGCATATTATCAAACGCCATTTCTTCTTCCTATTTCAGATATTCATCGTTATCAGCAGGAGTTCAAAATGACATCTAATGTATTTCTGAATCCGGTTACGATGTCACGTAGACATTTGAATGCACAAAATCCTCACAATATTCTCAAAGATTATACAGTTACAAACAAAGCAGACGGACAACGCGCAGGTCTATATATTGCTCGTGATAGACGACTTATTATGGTGACACCTTCTCTGCAAGTAACATGGACTGGAATTACAGCAATTGATGATTCAAATTCAGGTGATTTTATTGATGGTGAATATATTGCAGACAAACAGCTTTTCTGTATATTTGATGTGTATCGTTTTCGTGGACGCGATACACGTGGTATGCCACTTATGAAGAGTGATGAAGATACACTAAAAAATCCACTAAATTCACGACTAGGTTGTGCTCGTTTATTCGTAGATGACCTACGCACTAAGTTTCGTATGACTCCTTCGCTCAATCAACTACGAATTGAAACAAAGCTGTTTCTTGCAGGCGATGGTCAGGCAATGGAAGATTGTATTCAAACACTTTTAGATATGAAATTTGAATATGAAACAGATGGTCTTATCTTTACACCTCGCAATACATCGGTAGCTCCATCAAGCGACCGTAAAGGAAAGACATGGCTTCGCGTTTATAAATGGAAACCTCCTCAGCTTAACACAATCGACTTTCTCATCAAGATTTCTGCAGAAGATACGTTTGACCCAGTTTTAAAGGTAAAGGCAAAAAAGGGTGAACTATACGTATCGCGTACTCCTGGAGAAGACATTGTGTATCCTCGTGAGACTATGACAGGTGAGTATGTTCCTCGTAAACTTCCAGAAGATTTGCAAAAAGTGGCAGAAACAAATACTCGTGTTCCTTCAGTATTTCAACCAACTGTTCCACGTGACCCAGACGCATACCAGGTTCTAGTTGCCACAAATGATAAAAATTTAACAGTAGATTCCACTGGAAATAGAGTAGAAGACAATACAATTGTAGAGTGTGCATTTGATACAGAAACTCGCCGTTGGACAATTCTGCGTACACGCTATGACAAGACATATCAATATCGTGTTCTACGTGAGCCACAATATGGCAATGATATTGCCACTGCTAACTCGATTTGGACATCTATGCATGTACCCGTAACAGAAGACATGATTCGTAAATTTGTTAGTGTTCCGCCAGATGATACATATGAAGATGATATGTACTATCGCGATGACCTAAAGCGTGGGAGTCGTATATTCAATGACGTATATGACTTTCATAATCGAATAAAGGATGACCTCTACAAGCAGTGTATCAAAAAGGATGACATATTACTAGAACTAGCGGTAGGACGAGCCGGAGACTTGAATAAATGGAAACGTGTTCGCCCTTCAAAAGTTGTAGGAGTTGATATTTCGGAATCAAATATTACTTCGCCAACACAGGGTTCTGCAGTACGCTATATTATGGATAAGCGTAAACACCCACATGACTATTTACCACCCTGTTTATTTCTACATGGCGATATGACTGTATATCCTCTCTTCGAGCAGGATGACAAATATATGCCATTTCTTACAGGTAAAGAAACTGCGCCTACTGAGTATTTATCTCAATTTGAGAACGTTAAATCTTTTGATGCAATTTCATGTCAATTTGCACTTCATTATGCGTGTGAGACTGAAGAAATATTTAGAGCATTCGCAAAAAATCTTCAAAAGTATGGAAAGGATGTTTTCTTTGGAACATGTTCAGATGGGCAATCCATATATTCGTTACTTGCTGGACGTAAAACATATCTATTTGGAAGTGAAAAGCAAGTAAGTGGTGAGTATACGAAAGAGTATGACGACCGTGAAAGCTGGCCTGAAGAATTTGGTATGCCTGTAAAAGTCTACTTGGAAAGCTTTGACCGCCCCACAATTGAATATCTTGTTCCATTTGAGAAGGTGACATCTATCTTGGAAGAGTATGGTTGGGAACTTCAAGAGAGCAAGTTGTTCTCAGAAGTATACTCTTCACAAACTGGAATTACTCTTACGCAAGAGCAACAAACATTCTCATTTCTAAATCGTATATTCGTGTTTAAACGTTCTTCAAATAAAGAAGTTAATGACGAAAAAGTTGGTGAAACGCCTGAGAATGGACCTGAACCCACAGAGATGGGAGAGACTACAGAGTCTAAGACCGAGGAAAAACCAAAGAAGCGTAAACTCCATAAACCCACTGAAAGCAATGGACCTCCTCCAGTCTTATTTCACGGAGCTGATGAAAGCAAAGGTGAGTACAGGTTTCTCAGCAATATGTCCGAATACCGGATTGACGTTGATGGTGTGTCGTATCCGACAGTAGTACATTACTATCAAGCGATGAAGGCAAAAGAGTTCAAAGACGATGAAATATATGAAAAGATTTTGAAAGCAAAGACAGCAAAGGCATCAAAGGCTCTCGGAAAAAAGGTGAAAGGGTTTGTCCAAGAAGTTTGGGATGCTAAACGAGATGAAGTTATGAAAACAGGAGTTCGTGCTAAGTTTGTTCAACATCCTGAGTTAAATAAGAAACTTCAGGAAACTGATGAGAGAATGATTGGCCTTGCAAACGCAAGAGAGAAATATTGGGGAATTGGAACATCAGAAACATCTGAAAAATCCAAACACCCTGAAAAATGGCCTGGTCAAAATAAACTTGGTAAGCTTCTCATGGAATTGCGCACTGAGTTTAAGTAAATGTGAATGTAACATCTACGCCTCCAAATAATATGCCAAATGCAAAAGCACTTCCTGCAGAAATTGAAAATAAAGTAGTACTTACACCAGCATATGCAGCATCACAGTTAACAATAGTTGTACCACAGTTTACAACAAAAACAATACTACCACTATAGTTAGATAGTGTATACACTGTATTTGGTATTGCTTTAATTTCTAAACCATTTATGCTTGGTATAAGTGAAGAATAACATGTTGAACCATCGCAAACTGCATTTCCATAACTTGGTTGAGTTGGAATAGGAAACATTCCAATGCACTGCTGAACTACAGTTCTACAATCACAACTCGGGTTTATTAATGTTTGCTTAGCAACATCCCATTTTAGATTTGAAGGAGCCTTTTTACCTGCTCCAGAAACATGCCCAACAGTAAGACTTCTACTTGTCACTGGCATTTGTATCAAACTGCTTATAATATTCAGAATAACTCAAAGGCTTCTCAGCAGGCTTGTTGTCAATGATTGGAGCCACGTATATATCATATAACTTTTGTCCAATAATACGTGAAGCTTCATCTTCTGTTAGTTCACCCTTATCCATCTTATGTCTTAGCTTAAGCATTTCAAAGAAAGTTCCATCTAACTTTCCTTCAAGATGCTTATAAAAAACAGTAGGAAACTCATTGAAAAGAGTTTTATTTTCGTCAATCATCTTCTCCTCATATTTTGCCATATCGGAATCTTTTAGTGCACGATTACGGCGAATGCTTGCATCCATATCACGAACAAGCGCCTGAATCTGAATCGAAGTTAACGATGACATTTTCCTTATTTCTGCGTAATACATTAAGATGCCAACTCTAGCGAGCGGACAAATAATTCCAGAAGCTCCGGCTTTACAATTACCAAGTGTTCAAAATATTCAAGGAAGTGCATTAGAAGCAGCGGTAGCAAAAACACAAGCTGCGAATGCCCAATTAGCTGCAACTGCTAAAGCTATGGGCGCAGGCCAAAAGGGTGGCGGGGCTCCTCCAATAAATTTAAATGCAAGTATTTCCAAAATTCCAGAAGGAGGCACAATTAAAGGAGTTTCATATGCAGATGTGCATATAAAAAATGTAGATAATCTCAATCAACTTCGGGCAAATGCAGTTGGAGATAAGTTAATGAGCGCACAACCATTTGACCCTACACCTACGAAAGGAGGACGTAGAACAAAACGTTCACGTAAAGCAAAGAATGGACGCAGTAATAAACGGACTCATAGGAGGCGGAACAGCAAGCATTCTTCTCGTGGTGGGCGGCGCCGTGGCTCTATACTCAAATCTATGGCAAAACGTAAGTAGTCCATCAGCTATTTTTACTTGGCTTTGCTTACTGAGCGCGCTACAGGTCGGTCAATTGTATCTGACGTATGTTCTAGTGACGGCTTTTGCGGCAGCACCTTCTCAAACAGAGAAAGCAACTGTGAAATAAGTTCATTGCAATCTTCTGGACTTACAATACCAGTTAGAATAATCTTTCCTGTCCGGAATACCTTTGCAGTCCAATTATTTTTCCCTATGCAAATTTTAACACCTGGGTACACATCTGGGTCATAATGAGATACTATATTTTCAAGCATTGCATTTCGAATACTATTATGCAATACTTCGCGAGCAACTGTATTATTTGAAGAAAGCTTTGTAGTATAATTCATCAAAACAACTCGTCGATTCAAAATTTCCATCTTATCAGGAATTGTTTTAAATGATTCACGACAATTATTCCAAAGAGTTTCAGTAAGAATACGAATTGAGCAAATATCATAGCGCTCGTCTAAAATACCCGTCATATGAAATACGCCATTCTGAAATATTTTAATAGTAATTTCCTTGTTTGGCAGTGTGCCATCGCCATCATTCATCATAACAATTGTTAATGAGTTATGACAGAATCCAGTTGAATTTGAAGATGGTTCTTTCTTAGAACGACGTTTAATAAGGTCACGTTTACTTTGTCCGCGTTTTACTACGCCTCGTTTCTCTACTTTAATAATAGAGTCATTCAGTGGAATTACATTTGCAAGAATTGTCGTATCAAAGCTTAGATTACTCTTGTATAGAACTACCATTGTTGACAGAGTTGGCTTTTCCATTCTTATTTAAAGGGGCATCTGTGTAAAAGGTATCAATTTCGTTTTTCCATGAAAAAGGCAGACTTTCTATAAAGTGAGTTGTTATAGCGACTGGAAATTTACGAAATAGTTTTCGTATACGTGTTTGATGAGAAGACTCAAGCATCCAGCCTGGTTCTAGGTATCCAAGAAAAACACAGCAATTTGTATGATGGTTAATAATTGAATCAACTTCATTTGCAAGTTGAGAAGGAGATACTTTAGATAAGTCTAAAAAAGTTCCATCAAAAGTTTCACGAAATATATCACGAAACTTTTGATATTTTAATAAATTATTATTTACCCATAGCATTTATATGATATAATGATTACTCTTTAAGTTTAGATTATTGAGATAATATTTTATTTATTTACAGCTGTTATATTATAACTATGAGAAGACGGAGCGCATAACTGTCATATAATAAGTATAT